ACAAGCATCCGAAGACGATCTCCCCGAGAAGTACAGGGGCAAAAGTGCATCAGAGATTGCAACGATGCACAGAGAGCTTGAGCAACGCTTAGGCCAGCAGAGCCAAGAAGTCGGAGAGCTACGTAAAGCCTTTGACGAAATGGTTAAGCAGTCTATCGCAGCGCAACAGGCTCCGTCTGCACCGGAACCAGAAGTGGACGAGGTGGACTTCTTCACTGATCCACAAGCAGCAGTTAAGAAGGCTATTGAGAACCATCCAATGCTTAAGCAGTCTCAGGCTGTGGCGGCAGAAATGGCGAAGTCTCAAGCGCTAGCCCAACTACAAGCTGCACACCCTGACATGAAAGAAGTCCTTACGGACGCTGGATTTCAGGAGTGGATTGGTAAGTCACAAGTTCGTAAAGAGCTGTTTGAGCGAGCAGATAAAGGTTATGACTTTGCTGCCGCAGACGAGCTGCTAACGCTTTATAAGGAGCGTCGTGGTATCGTCGAGCAAACCGCTAAAGTCGAAAAGGTGGCTCAACAGAACGAAATCAAGAAAGCTTCTACAGGTTCGGCACGGTCCAACCCCGACAGCACTAAGTCGCGGAAGGTCTACCGGCGTCGAGACATTATTGAACTAATGAACCGCGACCCGAAACGATACGAAGCCCTCATGCCTGAAATTATGAAAGCGTATCAAGAGGGTCGAGTCAAATGATTAAACTAACGGAGTAACTACTATGCCTTTGGGTACTAACCACGTAACGAAGACCACCGCAGCGACTTTCATCCCCGAGATTTGGTCCGATGAAATCATTGCTGCATACGAGAAGTCTCTGGTTGTTAAGCCTCTTGTTCGCTCTATGAGCATGACCGGCAAGAAAGGCGATACGATTCACATTCCGAAGCCGACCCGTGGCAATGCCAGCGTCAAGGCTGCTCAAACGGAAGTGACGCTGATCGCTGCCACCGAGTCTGAGCTGACGATTGCTATCGACCAGCACTACGAGTACAGCCGTCTCATCGAAGACATCGTGGACGTGCAAGCTCTCAACAGCCTGCGCCAGTTCTACACCTCCGATGCTGGCTATGCACTCGCTACCCGCGTTGACACGGCGCTTATCGCTGAGGCTGCTAACTTCACGTCTCAGCTTGAGTTCCTTACCGGCGCTGGCACGCAAACCGCTGCTGGTACGGCAACGGCTGGCTTCACCGACCTTGGCTTCCGCGAAGCTTTGCAGGTGCTTGATGACAACGATGTCCCGATGGACAACCGCGTGTTCATCATTCCGCCCGCAATGAAGAAGGAGCTGCTTGGCGTGACCAACTACGTCAGCACCGACTTCGTAACCGGCAAGCCTGTTGAGACTGGCAAGATCGGGTCTCTTTATGGCGTTGACGTGTACGTGTCCACCAACCTGCCCACCGAGAACACCGACGAAAAAGGCGCTCTGCTTATGCACAAAGACGCCATCGTGTTCGCGGAGCAGCTTGGCGTTCGCGTCCAGACGCAGTACAAGCAAGAGTACCTTGCTGACCTGATGACCGCCGACACCTTGTACGGCGTGCAGACCTATCGTCCCGAAGCGGGCGTGAAGCTGTTCGGCACCGTCTAAACAGCATAGCAATACAGCCGAGCCGGGGCGGCTTCTAAACCCCGGCACTTATTCTAGCTCAGGGTTTCTACTATGGCAATTACGTACACTCCGGCTACTAACTTTGGCGCAAAAGACTCATTGCCGACGAACGACCCCGCTAAGGTTATTAAAGGGTCAGAGTTTACCACTGAGTTTTCTGCCATTCAGTCCTCTTTTAACCTTGCTGCACCAACAGCATCGCCTACCTTTACCGGCACCGCTACGTTTGATAACATCGCTGCTACTGGAACTTCAACGCTTACCGCTGTTGACATTAACGGTGGCACCATTGACGGCGTAACGCTAGCCACTAGCGACGTAACCGTTGGCGCTGGCAAAACGCTAGACGTATCGGCTGGTACGCTAACGCTAGCTAACGATCAGATTAGCGGCGACAGCATTGAAGGCGGCACCATTGGTTCTGTTACGATTACTAGCGTTGACATTAACGGCGGTTCGATGGATGCCGTTACGATTGGTGCTGCAACGGCTGCTGAAGGTACCTTTACAACTGTCGCAGCAGGCGCGCTAACGGTTAATACAGACACGCTCTACGTAGATTCTGGAACGAGCCGTGTTGGTATTGAGAATGCTTCGCCTAGCTACACGCTTGAGGTTACGGGTGAAGCGGTCGCTACGCAAGGCATGCCGTACATTGCAGAAAGCGGTACTAGTCGTACGCTTGCGTTCAGTGACATTGGCAATTACATTCGTTGCACGAACGCAGCAGCCACTACTGTAACCATCCCGCCTAACGCTAGCGTTACCATTCCGACTGGCGCTGAAGTTATTATCTTCCAAGCAGGCGCTGGGCAAGTAACGATTGCCGCTGGTGCTGGCGTTACGCTAAACAGCAAAGAAGGGAATCTCAAAATCAGTGCCCAGTACGCTGCCGCAACGTGCAAGAAAATTGCTACGGATACTTGGGACGTTATCGGAGACCTTTCAGCCTAATGTTTGCTAAAGCCGCTATTACTGGAACGCTTCAAGCCGGTGGGCCTACGTTCACTGCCGAGTACCTCGTGGTCGCTGGTGGTGGCGGTGGTGGCCGAGGCGATACCAATAACAACGGTGGTGGCGGTGGTGCGGGAGGTTATCGGTCGTCTGTAACAGGTGAATCCTCTGGCGGTGGTGCATCCGCCGAGTCTGCGCTGGGCATTGCTCTTGGAACCCCCTACACGGTTACTGTTGGCGCTGGCGGCGCAGGCGGCGCATCTGTGTACACGCTAGGAGTAAACGGTAATGACAGCGTTTTGTCTACCGTTACATCCGTAGGCGGAGGTGGTGGCGGCGCTGTAAATGGATCTCCTGCCCCTGATTTTGGTCGCGGTAAAGACGGCGGATCAGGTGGCGGATCAGGCGATTTTAACTCCAATAACCCAGGCGGATCGGGAACAGCAAATCAAGGTTTTGATGGCGGCTCCGGTATTGGAGCGGCGGGCGTTTCGCGGAACATGGGCGGGGGCGGTGGCGCTGGAAGCGTAGGCGAAAGCTATGTAACTCAAGGAGGAGGCATTGGTCTTTCTAGCTTAGTCACTGGAGCATCAATCACGCGAGCTGCTGGCGGAAATGGCTCAAGCAGTGGCGGAAGCGCATCAGCTAACACTGGGTCAGGCGGAAACGGAAATAGAAACTCTGCGGCTGGAGCAGGCGGCTCCGGCGTCGTCATCATCCGCGTCCCCAGCGAAGTTGTCGCAGAGTTCTCTGCTGGCGTTGTGTACAACTACATCCCCCAAGACGACTTCAACGTCTACGAGATCACGGCTGCTGGCGTCTCTGACACGGTGACGTTCTCGCAGGGCGCCCTGGCTACCATCGAGGACAGCCTGCGCTTCAACGACGACGACAGTGCGCGCCTGACCCGTACCCCCTCTGTGGCTGGTGATCGCAAGACTTGGACTTGGAGCGCGTGGGTTAAGCGTGGGAACTTGTCCACTGGCGCAGGTTATTATGGAACTCTGTTTGGTGCCTTAGGCGGCAGCACAGAAACAATTATTGAATACGACCAAGATAATAAAATAGAAGTAAGATGGTACAGCGGTGGATATGCGCTTCAAGTGCGGTCCTCTGCTATTTATCGTGACTCATCTGCGTGGTATCACATTGCAGTTGCTATTGATACAACTCAAGCAACTGCAAGCAATAGAGCAAAGCTATATGTTAACGGCAAGCAAGTAACAGCGTTAACAGTCGCAACATATCCAGCGCAAAATTCAGATATGGATGTGAACAACACGGTTGGTCATGGCATTGGAATGCGGGCGGATGCAATACGGCCATTCGACGGCTACATGGCTGACGTTTACTTCATCGACGGTGAAGCCCTAGACCCCAGCCGCTTTGGCAAGCAGGACGCTGACGGCGTGTGGCAACCTATCAGCTACACCGGCACCTACGGCACCAACGGCTTCCATCTGGACTTTGCTGACAACAGCACGGCTGCTGCCCTGGGCACGGACGTAAGCGGTAACGGTAACGACTGGACGCCTAGCGGTATCACCACGGACGATCAGGTATCTGATACGCCTACGGTTAACTATGCGACTTGGAACCCGCTGGATAAAGGCGCTAATTTTACCTTATCTGACGGAAATCTTAGGATAGATTACGGTACTGCTGCGTGGTCCGCGTTGCGTGGTAATTTTGGCATCCCGTCAGGGCAATGGTACTGGGAAGTTTATAGCCCCGGCACTTATGTGATGGCTGGGATTGCAACAAAAAATGCAAGTCTGGCGAATTACATTGGAAGCGATGCAAACGGATATAGCTATTACAGCATAAACGGCGAAAAAAATTACAACGGTTCTGGTACTGCGTATGGGGACACTTGGACTGTTTCGTCAATAATCGGCATTGCGTTTGATTCTGAAAACGGAACGTTAGAATTTTTTAATGATGGTGTATCACAAGGTGTAGCATTTACAGGGGTAACGCCAGCAGAATACTTTCCTGCGGTAAGCCACTATGCGCAATCATGGGTTGTTGCCAACTTCGGCCAGCGCCCCTTTGCCTACACGCCGCCCGCAGGCTTTGTCGCCCTGAACAGCGCCAACCTCCCTGCCCCTGTGATCGCAGACGGCAAGGAGCACTTCCAGCCTGTGCTGTACACGGGTAACGGGACCAGCCAAACTGTGCGTGGCTTGGAGTTTGGCCCGGACTTTGTGTGGATCAAGAACCGCAGCGCGGGAGATAACCACAAGCTGCTTGATGCGGTGCGGGGTGCTACGAAAGAGCTAGAGAGCAACACGACCGACGCAGAGGTAACAAACAGCGACGGCTTAACGGCGTTTAACTCCAATGGCTTCACCGTAGGGGCGGACCTTGAGTACAACACCAGCGGCGAGAACTTTGTCGCATGGAACTGGAACGCAGGCGGCAGCACTGTCACCAACACGGACGGCAGCATCACCTCGCAGGTGCGGGCTAACACGGATGCTGGGATCAGCATTGTCAGCTATGTGGGCAACGGTACCGACAACGCAACAGTCGGCCATGGATTAGGCGTTGCTCCCGGCTTGATAATCAGCAAGAACCGAGACACGACCAGCAACTGGACAACGTGGCATGGCACTTTTGCCGCGAACGACTACATTGCGCTGAATCTGACGAGTGCAAAAAACTACGCCGGGGCGCTGACCAATGTATTCGGCGGCACTGATGGTTCGGCTCCATCATCGACGGTGGTCAAGTTCGGGACCGACCTTGGGGTAAACGGGTCGGGACAAGACATCGTTTTGTACTGCTTCGCCGAGGTAGACGGCTTCTCCAAGTTCGGCAGCTACACCGGCAACGGCTCTGCTGACGGTCCCTTCGTCTACACGGGCTTCCGTCCTGCGTTTGTGATGTTTAAGCGGACTGACGCGGCGTCTCAGTGGGGCATTTTTGATTCAAAAAGAAACGTAAGCAATGTAGCAGTGAACTTGCTTTATCCGAATAATACTTCGGCAGAGACTACTAATGCTGGTCGAGATATGGATATTTTGAGCAATGGCTTTAAGCTGCGCGGAATTGCTAATGATTCAAACGCCTCCGGCGGAACCATCATCTACATGGCATTCGCAGAGAATCCATTCAAGACGGCAAGGGCACGATAATGGCACACTACGCTTACCTTGATGAAAACAACATCGTCACCCAGGTGATCGTTGGGCGCGACGAGGACGACCTTGTTGAAGGCGTGACGGACTGGGAGGTCTACTACGGCGCCAAGCGGTGCAGCTACAACACCTACGGTGGGCAGCACAGCCTCGGCGGTACGCCTTTCCGCAAGAACTATCCTGGCATCGGCTACAGCTATGACGCTGACCGTGACGCGTTTATCGCGCCGCAGCCCTTTGCCTCGTGGACGCTTAACGAAGATAGCTGCTTATGGGAACCTCCCGTGCCCATGCCTGACGACGGCAATATGTACACTTGGAACGAAGAAACCCTTTCGTGGGATACCGTTGAAGAAGGAGTTGAAGAATAATGGAAGCATTCTTTTTGTTTTTTGATGCGCTCCCCGGATGGATTAATGCACTAACTGCTGTGGTAACTGCTGCGACTGCTGTAACGGCCCTTACGCCCAGCACCGCAGATGACAAGTACGTAGCGCTTGCCCTTAAAGTTCTTAACACTATTGCTGGTAACGTCTTTAAGAACAAGAACGCTGACGGCTAGGCGCTATGGACGGGCCTGACCAGCTAGAAATACTGCTGTCGCTGTGGCCTGTCTTTGCTGGTTTTATCAGCTTGGTCATAGTGTTAGCTAAGATGCACAGCGAACTGGAAACCGTTAAGGAGAAGGTTCGCGTGTTGTTTGAATTGTGGAATGGGCGGGATCGCTAATGAGCTTCGATGCTATTAAGAACATCGTTGGTGCCGTAGCGCCTACCCTTGGAACGGCCCTAGGAGGCCCTCTGGGCGGCGCTGCGGCGTCAGCCATAGCGGGGGTGCTGGGTTGTGAATCGGACGCTCAGAGCCTCCAGAGGGCCTTACAGAAGGCTACGCCGGATCAGCTTAGCGAGATTAAGAAAGCTGAGTTGGACTTTGAAGCACGCATGAAAGAGTTGGACGTAGACCTCTACGCCTTGCAAACCGCTGACACAGCGGATGCGCGCAAGCACTTTAGCAAAGACTGGACGGCGCGGTTCCTTGCGATTGCGCTGTGCTGCCTGTTTGCTGGCTACATCATTCTTGTAACGGTTTTACCGCATGAGCAAAACAGCGATGCTATTATCAACCTTATTCTCGGCAGCATTACTGGCAGCTTTAGCACCGTTATCGCTTTTTACTTTGGCTCTAGCCAGCGGCAGGATTAATCAATGCGGACAGGACCTCAAGGAATTGAACTCATACGACACTTTGAAGGCTGCCGTCTTGATGCTTACCTGTGTCCTGCTGGGGTGTGGACTATTGGCTATGGGCACACTGCTGACGTAAAGGAAGGAGACAGCATTGATCAAGAAGCGGCTGAAGCGTTTCTTATTGAAGATTTGGAAAAGTTTGAGCAAGCTGTTACGCGAATGGTGGAAGTCCCTCTTACGCAACAGCAGTTCGACGCTCTTGTATCCTGGACCTTCAACCTTGGCGCTGGCAATCTGGCAGAGTCAACGCTCCTCCGAAAACTAAATAACTACCAATACGCAGAAGTACCAGAGCAAATGATGCGCTGGGTTAGGGCCGGTGGGCAAGTATTGGACGGGCTGGTTAGACGCCGCGCCGCTGAAGCTGCACTGTTTCAAAACAAAGATTGGCGCGAGGCGTAACGAATGCAACAACAGCTACAAGATAATGCACACAAGGTTGCAGACCAGCTAGCCGCTACGTCCGTACTTAGCGCTATCACTGCCAACCTTCCGCTTATCACTGAGTGGATGCAGATGATTGCTGCGCTTATTGGTATCTGTTCCGGTTTGGCAGCGCTGCGCTTTTACCTTAAGCGTACGTCACGCTTGGACGAGGAAGATTAATGAGTGCTTTAAGTTCTTTATTAAATCAGCTTCAAAGCGGACAATATGTTTATGGCGATGCTGGACGGCTTCGCGATACTGGCGCGTTAAGCCAAAACGACTTCAATCAGTTTGTAAGCGCATTTGATGAATATACTAACACCGTAGCTGGTCAGCGTCCTTATAGCGTTGGGGATGTTGTAACTGCTCCTAAAGCTACAGGCATTGCTGCTCAGGAGCTTACCGGCGATCCAGACATGGACCGCATGATTCTTGCTGCGCGTGACGCACAAGGCGTTAGCCGCGATGTTGGGCAAAGCGGCCTTAGCATGGACGAGTATCAGCAAGCTGTTTCAAATCTTGCTGCTTATCGTAACCTTCCCGAAAATGTAGCGTACCGCCACACTGTACGCCCTGAGCTTGGTATGCTTGCTGGTGGCTTGTTGTCGCTTGCTGTTCCGGGTGTTGCGTCAGGTATTGTTGGTACGCTTTTCCCTGGCGCTGCGGCTACTTCAGCGGGCGCTGCGGCTGCGCTTGGCGGCGCTGGCGGTGGGCTAGGAACGCTAGGCACTACGGCTTTAACAGCAGGCGTAGGCGGTGCGTTAGGTGCCGGTCTTGCAGAAGCAACGGGCAGAGACCCGCTTACTGGCGCCCTTGGTGGTATGCTTGGTGGCGGGCTTGGCGCTGGTGCGCAGGGCGCTACGGCACTTAGCAGCTTAAGCGCAGCAGGGCCTTCTGTTATTGAGCAAGTGTTTAGCGACGAAGACTACCGCGAAGGTGGTGTAATTCCTGAGCAGCCGTACGATACTCGTCAGCCGCCGGTAGACCCTACAGACGCAAGCGGTGGAGGCGGCGGTGGAGGCGGAGCAACTACCACTACTACAGCCCCTGATGCCCCTTACGGCTCCATTCCAGAAGGCTTTCCAGGCTCTGGCAATCCGTTTACGCCCGCTGACTTTGAGTGGTTTATGAGTCATGGCGGCAAAGACAGCAACAACAACGGGCAGATTGATGCTGACGAGTATGCCGACTACAAAGAGCAAGAGGCAGCGGCACAGCAAACAGCACAAGTAGACCCAGAGCGTCCGTACCGCTACGAAGGCAATGGGCGTTTTGTTAACGTGCTTACGGGCGAAGTAATTAATCGTGACGTACCAGACACGTTTGTTGTTGGGGACTTTTACGGCCTGCCCACGGATCAAGAAGAGTTTGTTAATGTAAACGATTCTTCGGGTTTAGACATAACCGGACTTGAACCTTTAATTCCTACTGGTCCTACTGGTCCTAGTGAGCCTACTGAGCCTAGTGAGCCTACTGAGCCTACTGAGCCTACTGAGCCTACTGAGCCTACTGAGCCTAGTGAGCCTACTGGCCCTAGCGGCCCTAGTGGCCCTAGCGGCCCTAGCGGCCCTAGCGGCCCTAGTGGTCCTAGTGGCCCTAGTGGTCCTAGTGGCCCTAGCGGCCCTACTGGGCCTAGTGGCCCTAGCGGCCCTACTGGGCCTAGCGGGCCTAGCGGCCCTACTGGGCCTAGCGGGCCTAGCGGGCCTAGCGGGCCTAGTGAGCCTAGTGAGCCTAGTGAGCCTACTGAGCCTACTGGTCCTAGCGGGCCTACTGGGCCTACTGGTCCTAGTGGTCCTAGCGGGCCTAGCGGCCCTACTGGGCCTAGCGGGCCTAGCGGGCCTAGCGGGCCTAGCGGGCCTAGCGGGCCTAGCGGGCCTAGCGGGCCTACTGAGCCTACTGAGCCTACTGGTCCTAGCGGGCCTACTGGGCCTACTGGTCCTAGTGGTCCTAGCGGGCCTAGCGGGCCTAGCGGGCCTAGCGACGACGGTGATGGTGATGGCGACGGCGACGGCATTGGAATCGGTACTGGCTTAATGGCCGCTGCGGCAGCAAGCGGTGAGTTTGAGCCGCAATGGCGCGAGCTGTTTAAGTACACAACCCTTACGCCTTACCAAAAGAAAGCGCTGGCGCCTTATGTTGATTACATTAAACAAGCGCGTGGCATGACCGAACGAGGAATGTTATCATGACGTATTTAGAAGCAGTGAATCAAGTGCTGCTACGCTTGCGTGAAGACTCCGTAAGCGACGTAACGGGTCTTGATGATCCCGTAGCGGAGATGGTCGTAGCGCTTGTTAATGATGCTAAGCAAATTGTTGAAGATGCACACACGTGGAATGCGCTGCGCTCTGACTGGGCCATTGCAACCACCGCTGGCGACAACCTGTATAGCTTGACAAATGCCGGAAATTATGGTAAGATAGAGTATATCGTTAAGGACGATGGAACAGAGCTTACGGAAGAAACGCTGTACAGCTTGCGCAAACGGCAAGCCGCTTCGCCTGCTGACAACAAACCAAAATATTATGCTGTTAACGGCACTGACGCTAGCGGCGACATTCAACTACAACTGTTCCCGCAACCTGACGCCGTATACAACTACACCGTATATGGCTTTAAGCGTCAAGCTGAGCTAAGCGCTGCTGCTGACGTTCTTCTTGTGCCCTCTAAGCCCGTTGTGTACTTTGCGCTAGCTATGGCGGCACGCGAGCGTGGCGAAGTTGGCGGTCAAACGGCAGCAGAACTCTTCACCTTGGCTAATGTGTATTTGTCAGACGCCATTGCGTGGGATGCTTCGCTTAACGATCTTGACAATATCTGGATGACTGTGTAATGGCGCAACAGCAACAGAACATTACGGTTAGCGCTCCGGGGTTTCAAGGGCTGAACACGGAAGACTCTCCGCTTCAGCAAGACCCCGGCTTCTGCTCTGTGGCCGACAATGCTGTTGTAGATAAGTTTGGTCGTATTGGTTCGCGCAAAGCTTGGACTGAGTACACGACAGGTATTAACGTTACGTACACTCCCGCTGTTGGTGTAGCTACTACGCAAGTTAAAACGCACCGCTTAGGTCAAGGTAACATTAGCGGTACTATTTACGTGCTAGCTACTGTTAGTGTTGTACAGTTTGACGCAGCGGGCGCTACGCTACAAAGCGACTACTTTATTTGCAAGCTTACCGAGTCTGCCGGTTCTGTGTATGAGCTGGACGAAGTAAGCTACCCAGCGCTTGTTGATAGCAGCAAGCTTACTGACGCTAAGATTGTTGGCTTTAACAACAGGCTGTATATCTTTACAGCGGGCAATGAAGCGCTTGTATATGACGGCAGTACGATTGCCAAGCTGTTTACCGGAACGGCAGACGTTGACTACATTGTGCCCCAAGATGACACTGGCGTTATTGCTAGCGTCATCAACGGAGATGTAGCCACTGCTGCGTATGGCCGCTTGTGGGTGAGTGGCGTAGACGGCGACTACCAAACGATTTACTACAGCGACTTGCTTAACTCTACGCAGTGGTACGATGGGCGCGCTGTGCCTGCTGATGCACAAAACACTGCTGGTGTTCTTAACGTCAACGAATACTGGCCTACGGGTATTGACCGTATCGTCGGCATTGTGGCGCACAACAACGCGTTGTTCGTCATGGGCAGGCAGTCTATCCTTGTGTACAACAACGCTGCTACGGGCGATCCTGCGGGCGCTGACGGCATCTTCTTGGCTGACGCAATCACAAGCATTGGTTGTGTAAACCGTGACGCTATCGCTGGCGTAGGCTCTGACGTACTATTTGTTGACGACTCTGGCGTACGCTCTTTGGGCCGTACAATCCAAGAAAAGTCCGTACCGCTTGGTGACTTGACGGCTAACATCCGCCGCGACATCAGCGACGTTATTGCCGAAACGGAAGATAAGACAACCATCTCGCTATCTTACTGGCCTGACGAAAACATTGCAGTTGTTAACTTCAGCGAAAGCTTACAAGCCTACGCTATTGAGATGCGTTCTCCTAGCGTTACTGGCGGCAATAAGGTAACGCGCTGGACCGATACGGCATGGGAGCGTGCGCTTTATTATGAAACAGCTAACGAAGCGCGTGTGTTCCTTAGCAGCAGCGTAAGCGGCTACGGCTTATTCTTATACGAGAATGGCGTAAACTATAACGACGAAGCTTTTGAGTTTAAGTACGAGTCTAACTCGTTTACGTTCGGCCAGCCTGCTAACCTTAAGATGCTAAAGCAGATTGACTTTACTGTTGTAACTACGCAGGCCGATGCGCAAGCGTATGCAGGCTGGGGCTATGCTGGACGCTTAGACTACTCTAAAGCTTTAACGCTAGCCGCTCAGGCCCCTGCGCTTTACAACGTGTCGTACTTTAATCAAGGCGCAGAGTACGGTCCTGGCCTATCTACCATCCGCCGCTATCGGGTTAACACTAAAGGAAACGGTGAATCTGTGATTATTGGACTACGAGCAAACATTAATGGGACTACTTGTAGTCTTCAAGAAATCAACGTACAGACCCTCATCGGGAGGATTATCTAAATGAGTCTTTTTAATCTGCTTGGCGCGGGCGGAGCGCTCGCTGCGGGCCTTGATATTTCAGAAGATATTCGTAGAAGCGGACAGCAAGGCGCTGAGGCTATGCGTGCGCTTGGCGAGCGCATGGGCGAAGAGACTGCCTTCCGTGGCTATGGGGTACAGACGGGCCTAGGACGCTCTCAGATTGACCCTACAGGAAGTTTGAACGTAGGCGTAGGGGCGGAGCAGGGTCTTATGGGCGGCGGTATGGGCATGTATGGGCAGGCTCAGACGGCCCTTGAAGGAGCCCTTGGCGACACCGCAGCGCGTGAGCAAGCAATCTTTGAGCGCGCTATGGCTATGCAGAACCCAGCGCTAGATCGCGCACAGGCTGCACAGCAAGCCCGTGAGTTTGCTATGGGCCGTGGCGGTGTACGTGGCTCACAGTTTGGTGGCACCGCTGAGGATGCGGCTATGGCCCGTGCACGTGCTGAAGCAGCTAATACGGCAGCGTTTCAAGCGATGGGGCAGGCGCAGCAGGAAGCCATGAACCGTGCACAAATGGGTAACATTGCTGGGCAGCTTGGGTTACAAGGCTACGGCACTTCGTTTATGCCCTTACAGCAACAGCTTAACGCCCTGCAAGTTGGTCAGCAAGCGGCTAACATGGCGCAGACTGGGCAGCTCACTGGCGCTGGCTACCTTGCACAGCTTGGCCTTGGCGGCTTGCAGTCTCAGATTAACGCTGACTTGGCCGCTGCGCAGCTCTACGGTAACTTAGTAGGCGCAGGTACGAAAGCGCTTGGCGGAATCTCTGGCAGTGGCGGTAGCATTTGGCAAGACGTTAAGCAACTGTTAGGTCTTTAAGGAGCGACATCATGGCAGGTAGAGACGTAAGCGCCAACCTTGGCGGGATGTTGTCGCAGATTGGAAGCGCTTTTGGTGCAGCAGGAAGGACTGCTGGTCAGGGCCTTATGCAGCCTATTACGACGGCGTTTCGCCCCGATCTAGACCCTAAGAGCGTTGAGTCTTTGCAGCGCCAAGCAGCGTTTCAGGGGCGTATCGGTGACACGGAGCAAGCGCGGCTGTACACCAGCCAAGCGCTGGCGCTAGAGGAGCGCAACAGGGCTGAAGAAGAAAAGCAGCGTAAGCTAGCTGAAGGGCAAGAGCGCGTAAAAGCACTTAACGCTTTCCGTAATGCCGTTGCTTCCGGCGACGCAAACGCCATTGCTACGGCACGTGCTAATCTTGAAGCGGTTGGACAGACTCAAGGAACGTCACTGCTTCCGCAAGCGGCTGCTATTGAGTCTAACGAGCGTCAAACAAAAGCAGCAGCAGCCACGGCAGCAGCAGCGGAAGAAGCGCGTCGTTTAGACAACTTAGAAGCTGGTATGCGTGCTGCATTTAATGCTGTAGATAGTATTGAGCAAGCAGATGTTCTTCTTAAGAACGCGCCGCCAAAGGTTTCTGAGCAAGCCGCTGCTGCACACAAACAAGTGGTTGATCGTATTACTAGTCAGCAAAAACGTGCTGAAGAAGAGCGCAATCTTAGTGTAGTTCTTCCGCCTTCGTTTGAAATGGTAGAGCAGGAAGGTAAGCTTGTTATTCCCAGCATTGCCAATCTTGACGAGCCTGTACGGAATCAGTTAAATAGCATGGCGCAGCGCTTGGATGCTGATATTAAAGCAGCAAACGAAGCCGCTGCAAACGGAAAATCTATTATTCCGCAAGCTACTCGCGAGGCTTTGCGCCGCCGCCGTAATAACTTAGAAACAGAAGTAAGCAAAGCTGTTCTTGAGCAGGCCGGTAATGAAGCAAAAGCAAAGCGACAAGAGCAAGTTGCTTTTAGGCAAAAGGCTCAAAACGAGCTTGTTAGAAATTATTCAGACACAGACTCCGAAGAAGCGCAAAAAGATTTAGAAGCGCAGGGCTACACTGTTACCTTAACGGAAGCAGAAAACTACTTGCGTCAAGAAGCAATTAATCGTTTGTTTAAGACCGCCCCGAGCGTTGATGACGATGGAGTAGTTGATTTAGATGCGCTACAGGCTGGCGAAGAGCCTAAGCAAGGCGTTGCCGTGCCTCCTGAGTTCCAGATCTTTACGCTGCCAGAGAAAGACGAGCGCGGAAACTTTGAAAAAGCTCTTGATCTGGCAGAATCAGGCGTAGAGCTTTTCACTGACCTTTTTACGCCTAAAGCTGCTATTAACCAGCTAACCGAGGACTAAACGTGCCTGAGTATCGCATAAAGAAAAACGGCAAGGTTTATAAAGTAACTACCGACACGCAGCAAGAAGCCATTGACCGCGTTCTTGCGCATGTTGGTGAAAAGCCCGCTGCGCCAGCAGAGCCGGAAGGCCCTGCGCCGCTGCCTAGCGCTGTGGCCACTGCGCAGGAGACGTTTGAGCGGTTGGCTAGCAGAGCAGCCCCGGCTATTAAGCCACTAGAAAGCGGCGTGCTTGCTACCATTGGCGACTACTTGCTTGAAGACCGTCCTAGCGAAATGGATGCTGTTCAGCGCGCTTTGCAAAGCCTACAGCTTGGTCAAGGGCTGGGCGAATACTTACAAACTACCGGCACTGGGCAGCCCACCACGCTTGGGCAAGACGTAATGGCAGCGCTGGATGTATTTGACGTGGCCGGAGCCGCGCCTGGGCTTGGTAAGGGAGTGGTTGCTGGAGCGCGTGCAGCTACTGATACGGCACGGCGCGCTGCCGGTATGGTTAGTGACCTAGAGCCGCTGTCTATGGCGCGTATTAAAAGCCCTGTGCTGCCCGAAGACGCAACAGAAGCGCTGGTAGCTTTTGATCGGCAGGTTACAGAGCGCGTTAAGCAGTCTCCGTTTGTAGATAATAAAGAACAATTTGGTTGGGTGCAAAACTGGGGCACGGGGGTTACTGACGCTGTTCGCCAAAAGATTAGCCCAGAGGCAGGCGCTAAACTACAGGTGGCTGACGAAACGGCAATGCGTCAAAACACCCTTGACTCGCAAGAGTTTGTTGAAACAAAAGCTATGCGCCGTGTTGCTAATCTATTTGACACGGACGATAAGTTTGCAGGCATGGTTCTTGACTTTGCGCAAGGCGCTGAAAGCAAAGAAGCTATTGAAAAGTACATTGAACAAAAGATTGATAGGCGCCTTCGTAATCGGGCTTTTCGTTTTGATAGTAGCGTAGACGCTTTCAATAACTATATGGAGTGGTCTGCAAAGAACAACAATAATTGGAACGTAAAAGCAGGGGAGTATCGTGGCGGTGCGCCTTTGTCTCAAATGGATATGTTTCCAAGAACAGGTGAAGAGTATTATTTGCATACGCAAAAAGTAGGGGGGCTTAGCAAGTCTGACAGAATTCAGCCAGTTAATAAGCTAAATGAAAAAGATGTAATTAACTTTGAAGATGACGAGTACAACTTAGCTGTTGATTTGGCCTCCAAAGAGCGTACTCGTGAAATTATTAAAGAAGGCGGAAAAGTAAACGTCAGAGAATACGCAAATCCTTTTGTGTCCAACTCCAATCGTATTTTTAACAATAACCGCGTTTTAGCTATTCAAGAACAGTTTGGCCTTCCTAATGTTAATACAGGCGCTGAGGGCGTTATGCGCGCTCTTGAAAACAACGCTAAGCAACGAGGGCTGGGCGAAACAAGCTCTCGTATGTTGCGTAATGCTACCGCCACTTTACTAAAAGGCCAGAACAGAGCAGCCTCTGCGGGCTGGCGCGCACTTCAAAGCAGCGGATATTCTGTACTTTCTGGTCCCATGACCGCCGTTCTAAACATGCACGATCTTTCCGTTGCTATGTGGAATAATGGCGTTAAGTCTTCTCTTGGGTTGTTTAATCCGCGTTTAAAAAGCGCTGCAAGTCTAAAGCGTCTTGGCCTTACGCAGCAAAACGTAGGCGAGTGGTTTCAACGCGTGCGTAAAGAAGGCGCCAAAGAAACCGGCGCAGAAAAAGCAGAAAAATGGGCAAACAGGTTTCGCGACGTTACCATGAACTTCGGTTTTAAGCAGCTAGACGCTCTAGCTAAGCATGGTGTTGTGCGTATGGTTGCACAAGATACGCTTAACCGTGCACGTCGCGGGACGCTACGCGAGCGGTGGGCTGGCTATCTTGAGCCGGCTGACTTAGCACGTCTTGAAGGAGCGCTTAAGCGTACGAACGGTGACGTTCGCAAGATGAACGCTAAAGAGGCTAAGCTATACGATCAGATTTTAACGGCAGGGCTTGGACAGCAGCAGCTTATTTCTGCTGGTGGTCGTCCCATGGTGTGGCTAGAAAACCCCAATCTTCGCCCCATGTGGATGATGCGCGGGTTTGCTATCAAGCACAACGCTTTGCTGTCTGATCGTATTGCTAAGAAGCTCAGAGCCGGGGACAAAGCAGGCGCTGCCAAAGAAGCTACGCTGTACTTGGCTCTTCCTGGCGCAGCTTATGCAGGGCTTAACGTGGGTCGTAGGGCTATGTTTAAGGAAGACTACGAGCCTACTGAAGAAGAAGTAATGTATTCTTTAGCAGATTCTGTATTAGGACCGCTTAGCCTTAACAGCATGAGTGTCGGCTCGCAATACGAGCGTTCATTATGGGAGCGTGGAGACGTTGCTCAGATTGTAGCTAACGGCTTGCTTCCGCCCCTTGGCCTTTACGGCGACGTTGCTGGTGGCGTTATGAAAGCAATCGCTAAAGGTGACGTTGAGGAAGTGGCCGATATTGTTGCTGAAAGCCCCTTCTATAAACAATGGTCTAACTTCTTCGATAACATCGACTAAAGCGTAGCGCCCGCTGAGCAGCCACTCGGCGGGCGCCTTGCCTCTCTACAGGTCCTCCTCTTTCACGAATATGCCATTACGCATCTTACCCTTACGGTCCTTGATTTTCTTGTAGCTAACCTCCAGCGCTTGGCGTAGCGTAAAGCCGTTGCGCGTTGCAATGTTAATCAACACAACCAGCACGTCCCCCATCTCGTCCCGAAGATCGAAGCCGTCGTGCACGTCTTGATCTAACTCGTTCACCTCCTCTAGCAGCTTGTGCATTTGAGCAGCGTCCGTGCTGCCTTCGATTAGGTTGCGGTCTTCGTGCCAGTCAGCGACTAGCTGTTCAAGTTCTGCAAAGCTCACTTCGTTAACTCCCTGGCCCATACGCGTTCGTTGATGTGGCTATTGTAGCAGTGGTTAGGGTCGAACCAGAAGAGGTCGTCCAGTGCGTCTTCCGCTTTGGTCCAGCCCTCGCGGTGGCAGCGCCCCGATACGGACTCATACGGCAGCCCGTTCAGGAACACTACGTTAGCGAGTACAGACAAGGCGTGGAAGATGCGGTGTAGGTAGTCCTTCACGGCCCGTACCTCCACTCAAGCAGCATCTCCAAGTAGTGAATAGCTTTACGCAGGTCTTCAGCGCCGCCCTTGTCTGCGTGGCGCGTGACGTACTTGATGACGTTGCCTTCCATGTAGCCCAGCCCGTTCTTGTAGATGTACTCAATAGGCTGAATAGGTAGCTGGTAGTGACTCCCGCCTTCTTGCCGATTAGTAGCTTCAGTGCATCGGGCCTTCGTAGTCTTCTTCTGCATGTCCCATAGCTCCAGTTAGTAGGTTGTACTTGCCCAAGTCGAGCAGCATGTTAACGGTGTCGGGGTGTAGGCCGTTAGAGGCTAGCACAAACTCCCGGTCTTCGATGAAGATAACGCAAGCAGCCTCTACGGCTACCTCTGGATTCTCTTCTTCAAAGTTGCCAAGTGCTTCGCGTAGCTTGAACAGCATGTCACGCACCGTAATGCGATCTTCCTGCTTCTTCTTCCCGAAGCCTCCTTCGATTACCTTTGCCATATCAATCGTTCCAGTCGTCGAACAGCTCTAAGTGCTTCTCAAAGCGTTCTCGGTTGTCAAGGATGTGGCTACGTAGTAGGTCCACCAAATCGTATGTGTCAATGTCGCACAGGTCAACAACCTCCCACGGGTCACAGTGTTTCATTACGGCTTCAATGAGCGGGTCTTCGTAAAGGGGCACGTCAAACCCTCCGAATCTTAGAGCCAAGGTCCATCGGCTCAGCGTACGGCGTACCGTCAATGACCACGCCGCACCCGATGATGGGCTTGAGCTTGAAGTGTCGCCCATAGGCAAAGGCGAGGTGCTTCTGGTTTACGCCGCAGCCTACCGCCATGCCCCATACCAGCTCCCTGTCGCTAGCCGTGTAGCTCACGCCAAGGTTGCTGTGGTTGTGGCCCGATACGGTGCACTGCATGCGCTGCTTGGCGTCGTTACGGAAGCCGTTCACGCCGTTAGCGGTTTCACCGTGATGGTACAGCACGCCATCAATCTCAATCTGCTCCGCCACCTTCCATCCCTCGGGCATCTCAAGCAGCTCTTCAATGGGCCGCATGTAGATGGAAGGCTCCATGCCCAGCTTGCGTAGCTGCCGTGCCGGGATGCGGTCGTGGTTGCCCAGGATTAGCGTGACGTTAGGGAACGCATCGTACCAGCGCTTCGCCCGCTCAAGCGCAGACTCATACTCCCCGTGTACGTTGTGCAGCAGCGGCTCGCTGTCGTGGAAGCTGAGGCTGTGGTTGTCGATGAAGTCACCGATGTGTACCACAGTGTCCACATTCCACAGATCAAACTGCTCCTGACAGAACTCCAAGTAGCCGTCTAATTCATAGGGCAGGTGTGTGTCTCCGATAATGCCAACTCTTGCCATGCTATTTACTCCTCTTTCTAGCGTCGCGTTCTTCGTTAGTCTTGACTTGGTGGCAAGGTTTGCAAAGCACTTGGAATCCTTCGGCTTCACAGAACATTCGTTCTACAAAACCGGGGAGATCGTCAAAGGTGCGTAGCGATCCGCACGGTACGACGTGATCCAGTTCTACTTCCCTTGTACCAAACCAGCCGCCGCAGTGTGCACATTCGTAGGTGTTGTACGCTACCTTGGCGGCACGTTTTGCGGTGTTTCTTGGTCCCCATCTGTTCCATCCAGATCGTAAAAGGGTACGAATAAAACTAAAGTACCTCGCTTCTGTCCACTGCCCGTCGTTACGTGTTCTTGGTATCTTCTTAGTCATCAAGTGTTTCCAATATGATTCTAATTCGGTGGCGGTCCTTAAGCCACATTTTAATCATACGTAGTAGTGGTTTAAGCTGCTGAGGGTACGTAAGTACATGCTCTACGCGTCCGCTGGGAACTCCCACAGCTCCCCCTCTTGCCTGCGAATCCATAGCTGCCTCCCTTGCCGTAGTAGCCAGTCGTCTAGTATCGCCTCCTTCTCGTCAACGCACATGCCAACCTTGTCGAATGCTTCAGAGTATACGTTGCGTACGTACTGATACATTTCGGCAGCATCGTACATGTCTTCGATTGGATCAAGAAGCGTGCGCGTAGCCTTCTGGCCCAAGCGCTTGAACAATCCGGGGATGTTGTCGGTGGAGTCTCCTGTTATTAGCTGCTTGTAAAAGAAACGGTCTGCATCTTCGGGTGACACGTTAAACAACTCCCTACGTCGCCAGTTCCAGTGCCAGCCAGGAACGCCATACAGGTCTTTGTCTAGCGTTGCGATGCCGTGGCCGTGCTGACACGCCATATACCCAAGCTTGTCGTCTGCCTCCTCGCCCTCCACAACCTCAGCGCCCA